GTCGGAGTAAGACTCAATGGGGGGGTGCATCTACGTTGCATTAGCCTCGCACAGCATTTGGCGTGCGCTCTCGGTCGATACAATGTGCTCCGCAGCTCGGACGCAGCCAGGGACGCGATTAGCCGCTTTGGTGCGATCTCGCAAAATGACGGAAGTCCTTAATTTTCGAGCTGCGAATCGTCGGAAGTCCTTATGCCTCGTGCGTTTTTTTGGACGAGAAATAAGGACTTCCGTCAAGCCGCGGAGCTGTCAGGCCGTACACTCAACTGATCACCCGATCAGGATTAGGCCGTACACTATGCTGATCACCCGATCAGGGTCAATTCGTACACTCAACTGATCACCCGATCAGGGTCAGGCCGTACACTAACGCGAATGGCGCCCTACCCCCAGCGTGCTCATCGGTACAGGATCAGGCCGTACACTATGCTGATCAGCCGATCAGGGTCAATTCGTACACTTTGCTGATCACCCGATCAGGATCAGGCCGTACACTATCAAGCTCGCCGGCTGCGCAACAAAAATGCTGCACAGTGATCAGCCGGACAGGATCAGCCCGTACACTGTGCAGCATGTTCGCTTGTTGCTTTGCGATCACATTCTAGCCGCAACGCCATCGCCCAAAAATGCGACCAAGAAACCTGCGCACAGGCTTTGCTCTTGCATTCGATTGAGCGCAGCTCGTGCTCGCTCTCGTTGCTTGTGTGCAGCTCGTGCTCGCGCTCGGCGTGCAGCTCGTGCTCGCGCTCGGCGTTGCCGCGTTGCTCTTGCTCGGCGGCTTGTGGCATTGTCCGTCCGTGCATTGCACTTGATCAAAGATCGCAGCTTGCACCGCTGCACCAACAAACGCGGCGGGAATCGCGAGCGTGCTCATGCTCAACGCTGCGCGCTTGCTTTCGATCTTGCTCGGCGTGTTGCTCGGCGTATTCGCTGGCACACTCTTTGGCTGATCTGGCGCAGGAGCATTGATCGCATACATGCCCATCGCCGCGATCGCAGCGGCATCGCTTCGAGCTTGCTCGTGATCAACAGCGTGAACCGTCGTGATTCGCTTCGCAGCGAATCCAGCAAGCAACACAAACACAACGGCGATCATTCCAATTCGGCTCATCATTCATACCTCGGGAAAAAACACGGGCGGAAAATAACGCGATCGATCACCACCCGTCCGAGTGATCGATGATCGCAACGCCATCAGCATCGAGCTTGCGAGCTGGCGGTTGATTCACAAGCTCATCGGGAACCACCTTGAATGTGTTCTCGATGTTTTCCTCTTGCGGCGGCTCATCAAAAATCAGAGAGAACCATGCCGCTTGTTTGACAAACTTCACGATCGCCGCGAGCACAGGACGATCGAGCACCGCACCCGTCGGCGATGCTGTTGGGTGTGTTGCCCAAACAACAACAACGATCATCAACAGCACGATGAAATAATCTTTCTTGCGCATCGTTTGTACCTATGGCGAAATGAGAAAAGAGGATTGATCGCCTTGATCAGCTCTCGCAAAGCGATCGCGGCGTGGCTTTGTAATTCTATGCACATAATCACGCACAGCCGAGGGATCAGTCAACACCCAATCGCCATGCGTGAGATCGCGATAAGGAAATCCGTTATAGCCAGAAACGGCAAAAGAATCATTCCCCGATAGCATTCGATCAACAGTTGCCTCCGTGACCCAAAACGAGCCATCAGGCATATCGTCGGGGAATTTTGGCCCGCTGATCCATTTCGGCCCCCACGAGTTGAGACACAACAGCCCAGGCGGATCAAATCGCACGCCAACAAAGCACATGCAATGCGCCCAGTGCCCGCTTGCTCGTGCGAATCCTTTCTCGTCGCGTGTGCTCGAAAATCCTTGCCCGCTGCAAACTGGAATCGGGTAGCCGCTTTGTATCGCCGCCGCAGCATCGCGGAAATTTTTGATCAAAACGACGTTGCGGATGCCGTGCTCTTTCGCGATCTCATCGAGCTTGCCCTTATCGTCTTTTCCACCGCAACCATAGTTGCCCCATTCTTTCGCGCGGCTCGCGCTGTATCGCGTGAGATCGATCTCGCCGTATGGCTGGCGAAAGACTACGCCCCAATCACGCACCCACTTCGCCGCTGCTGCGCCATACGAGCCATCGCTGTAGCCGCCGCGATCAACGCCTCGCGCCTCAACTCGTGATCCGCCATAGATCGCTTCTGTTGCCGCAGCTCGCCACTCGGCAGAATCGCCCTGCACCCACATCACAGCAAGATGAATATCTGCCGCGTGCGCCCAACCCCACGAAACGCAATCGCCGATGCCTTGCTTTCCAACAACCCATGCTCGCCCGCCTTCGTGTGCAGCGAATGCGGAATAGAGAGCGCGATAAAGGAAAACCGGCTTGCGATCTTGTGCTTTGAGCAAGACCTCGGGGCCAGCCTGTGCGAGCGTTGGCTTTGCAAGCGATGCAACAAAGGCGGCAGAATCTTTCGGCGCGGGTTCATAGCCAAAATGCCAGCCCCCATCTTGCTCGATGCCGCCAACAGATTTTTCGATCTTGCTCTCGATCTTCTGTTGCTGATCTGGCGGATCAACTTTCTTTCCGGCCGGCGCGAGCGCGAGCACGCACACCAAGATCAAGATCAGGAATGCGGCAAGTGCCGCGATCGATTTTTTTGCTTGCTTGCTCATCAGTGTTTAATTTCCTCTGCTTCGTGGGAAAGCTCTCGAAACGCCGCGATCCATTTCTTGCGTTGCTCAACGTCAAGCGGCCCGCCACTCGTGCCCACTCGCGATGTGATAAAAGCATCGACCGCGCCGGGCAGCGCGGGATATTTCATCGCAAAGCTCGCGCCCTTCATTCGATATTCGCGCACAGCTCGCCGCAGATCATCAACCTGCGTGCCTGTGCGCAAGCGCGGGGCACTTTGCTTGCTGTCGTACTCGATCGCGTCCGCGAGCGATACGCAAAGCGTGGCGAAGATATGAGCATCGCGCACCGCAGCATCGCGATCGTCGTTTGTCTCGAATGCTTTGCCGAGTGTGCCCGTGTTCACGGGATGCGACGGAAGAAACTTGTCGCGGAAAAGAGCGTAGCTCAAAACTCCAATCACGAGCCACATCAAAACAGATTGCAGCGGAAAAGGCTGCGCGTCTTGCTCGCTCGGAATCGCTTGATTGTTTTTCCCCGCCGCCGTGCTCTTGCGGGTCGTTGCAACGAATGGTGATCGCTTTGCCATTTTTGTATTCGCTTAGAAAGAGAGTGATCGTGATCAACAAGCAACGAGAATCAAGTTGCTTTGGGCTTGATGTATTTCTTGTAGAGCGTTTCGATCGCGCCGCTTGCAAGAGAGAGCAACAATTTTTTGATCATCGGCTTTGCCCAAAACAGCCACACAGGAAGCGGCATTTTGTTGTCGATAAAGCTCGCGAGAGCATCGAGCACGAGCTGTTTTTTTTCGTACCCTTCGAGAGCGAGCTGCGATGCCTTTTCCATCGCCAGGATTTTCAATTGCTCAAAGAGCATCCCAAAATCGATGAAAGAAATACCATCACCCGCCGCATCGATAAACTTGTTGATCGATGTTTGAAAGCTCCCAACCGTCGCCATTTGATTGCTCCTGTGATAGATGAATGCCCTTTGAGTGTATCGCGGGAAGTCTTTATGCGTTGCTAGGCAACTTCCAGCGGGCAGAAAATAGATCAGCGTGCCGAGCTGCGTTTGCAGCAACAAAAAACGATCGCACGAGTGATCAGCTCGTGCGATCGTTGCTCGATCACAATCATTTTTCCCGCGTCAAACTTTCAACGGTCGTTGCTCGTGCATTCGCAAGCACAAGCTCGCCGCGCATAATCTTTGTGCTCTTCGGCCCATCAAAGGCCAAGCGCACGTTTTTTTTGCCAGTGCCGATGATCTTGATCACGCACGGGCCGTTGATCACGATCGTTTCACTTTTCTGCCGTCGTAATGTGAGCATCTTGCTCCCCTTCGTTGCTAGAGTCCTTGGGCGGAAAATTCTCGTGCCGAGAATTGAAATCCCGCCGCTGCCAACCGTCTTGCGTGCGCCACGTTTGCGCCCAGCCAAAAAACCAGAATCGTTCTGCCGCCACTTTGATCTTCACTTGCGCATCCTCTTCAACCACCGGCCCATTTTGTTTTCTGTTGTAGCCCTTAACGTCGATCAGCTCGCACGAGCCATCGGCATAGACCACAAAAAAATCGGGGCGATAGTGACAGTCCGGCGCGAGCTTGAAACTCCCCGGCTCATAAATCCAATCTACGATCACGCCGATATGCCTCTGCGCTTCGAGATATTCAGAGTATTTCCTCTCTGTCGCATTCATCACGCCGGGAGTTGGTCGCGCTCGTGCTTTCTTCGCTGTCTGCAATGCGATAGGCGACAAGCGCAGGGGATTCGCCTTCGCTTGCGAGAAATCCAAGACGGGATTTTTCGGCGGCGATGCGGGCGGAATCGTGAGCTTGCCGATCGTCTTGCTTTTCGTCGTGATCTTGTTGCGTTTTGCCATTGTGCGATCTCGTGTGTTAAAAGTTGCTTGCTGATCAATCGATCGATCTCGCTCGATCATGCGGCTGGAAAATCTCTTGCTCTGCCTCGGCTCGCTTTTGTAGCTCGATGATTTTCTGGCTCGTGCCTGGGTATCCCGTCGCGGGCGGCGCGCTTACGTTGCTCGCGATGTTGATCACGCTCGGCGGCGGCAACTGCACTCGCGGGAAAATCAGATCGATCAGGAATTGTGCAGCTCGCAGATCGCCGCCCTTTGCTTTCGTGGTGATCGCCTTGATCACATCGGCGAGATCATTCTCGCTGACAGCACTTTGTATCGCTTTGTGCATCTTTGCTTGCCAGGGCACGAGAGAATTTTCGCGCTGTGCGTCAAGCGGTTTCAATAGTGTTCCTGATCGCTTGCTCATCGCTTCTCCGTTGTTGCTTGTTTGGGTTGCATTCCTAGTGTCAGGGCATACACGCTCACGCTCCTGCCGCGTTGATCGCGTTTGTGCTCGCGGCGATCTTCGCTGTGATCTGGCGGCAACTTGCTCGTGAGCTTGATCACCATTCCGAGCTTGATCAGATGCGCAAGGTATGTGCCGCCCTTGTCGTTGCTCTTTAGCGATTGTCTGCTGCCGCGCCATTGCAAGCCGCAGTGTGCCGCGAGCTGCCGCCGCGTTTGGGGGCCGTGCATATAGAGCGCGTCCAATATCTGCACATGCCGCACGCGCAGATGATCCGGCCAGCCGCTTCGCTTCACATAATCCGCCATCGCTTTGCTTCGCACTTGGGCAAGATTCTCGAATCCAGCCCGCGCGAGCTGATTGATCGTGCGTGCTCTCGTTGCTTGCGTGCAGCTCGGGCAAACTGTTTTATCGGCGGGCGGGAGATCGAGCTTGCGCCGCCACAATCGCAAAACCTCTCGCCCGAATTTCATCACACGCCCCGCACAGCGATTGCACAAGCCCTTCGCGGCCAGCTCCGCGAGCTGTTGCTTGTCGCGATCCGTGATCCGCGCCGGCGTTTGCCACCCGTCGCGATGCGCCTTGCGAAACGTCCACGAGTACGATCGCCCCAAAAGCGTTGCCATTTCCGCAATGCTCTTGCTGTCTCGATGCTCATCGATAAATGCGATCTCTTCGTTGGTCGTTGCTCGTGCTCGCGGCATGATCAGCCTCCTTGCCACACTTCCTCGGCGGGTTGCAAGCTCTCTTTCAACTCTCGATCGATCGTGCATTGTGCAAGATAGATCAAGTCCTCGCGGAAGCTCTTCGATGGGAAAAATCCGTATGCGTCAACCATCGCGGCGGCGGTCTGTCCCGCCGCGAGCACAGATCGCACACGCTCGATCGCGTCCGCGTGCATTTGTCTTTGTCCTTCGCTCATCGCTCTTGCCTTTCTTGTTGCTGTGCGGCGAGCTGATCGCCGAAAATTCTAAACCATGTATTGCGGCGGCAGCTCATACTCTTGATCAACTCGCCGCCAAAGGTGCAGCACTTCCCATCGATTAACATACTCACACTTGCGCGGGTGAAATTCCACAACCGTATCGTGATCATGCCAAAACAATTCCTTAGCTCGTTTCATATCTTCCCAACTCGGCGTTTTGCCATCGCTGCGCGAGACAGAAACGTGCTCCCACGGATAACCCTGTTGATCAGGTCTTGGATCGCCGCCCGTACTTATCAAGTGCAGCGGGCCGATCTTGAAATACCCGAACATTGAACCAACGGGCGATCGCCCCATAAATGGATGCGTGCGGCGTGCTGCTTCTAATTCTGCCGATGGCCGATCTCTCATCGCTTCTCCTGTGCTGTTGTTGTTGTTGTTGTTTTCATTTCTGATTGACGATCGGCCCCCACTTTTTGATCGCTTCCCATTCCACGATCTTGCTCACGCCCCACATCACGATCACGATCGCTATGCCAACGGCGATCACGATCAATGCCTCTTGCCACCACTTGTTTTTTTCCTTGGGCGGCTTGTGCGGGCACTGTGAATCGCCGCACGGCCCCCGGCACTCGATCACTTGCGGCGGATCGTATGGTGAATTGATCATTCTTTCCCTTTCGGTTTCCATAGCGGCGTGCTCGATGCGATCAGATCATCAACAAGCGATCGCCCATTGCACCAAACCTCAACGACCAAGCGCGACCATCGATCGTGCCTGTCCTTTGTGGACTTGATGTAAATCGGCGTTTCCTTGTCGTCCTTGTGCCATCGCATGAACCACTCCGCAACCATTGCCCGCGCTGTCTCGCCGTCTGCTGTGCCCTTCTCTGCCGCGTTGATGCGAGCAAGCCGCAGCCGCAGCTCGTGAAACACTTTGAACCCGAGATCGATCTGCACATCGAGCGTATCGCCATCGACAACATCGATGAGCTTTGCCTTGCGCACAAAGCGATCGATCTCGAATGCCTGTTGCTCCTTGCTGGGCTGTTTCTTTGCCATCGCGTTGCTCCAATTGTTCGGGCGGAAAATTTCAATCTCGAATCGTGATCACTACAGATCGGCAAGCTCGTGATCTGTCGGCAGAGGATCGCCCAGGTACGCGGCGATCTCGTCCGCCTCGTGATACTGCAATCGCATCCATGCTTGATTGCCGAGCTTGCGAAGATACGCCCGCAGCTCGTCAACCTGTGCCTCCAATCGCTTGACCTTGCACGGCGGGCAATTGCATTGCTCGTTGCTCTTGATCGCCGCTTGTGGATTCTGTGCCTGTTGCTGTTGTTGCTCTTGGCTTTGCATTGGTTTCCTTTTCATCTAGGGACAAGCCATTTTTGGCGATGTTGTAAATTCTCCCGATCACACTCTCTGGCGTGAGATCGCTCTCGCTGTATTGTGCATCGATCTCGCCAACAATATCGATCAACGCCTCGCTCCGCTTTTGATAGCTAATCATCACCATCGAATCAATAAACTTTATGGCCGTGAGCGAGATCGCCTCGCGTTGCTCTGGCGTGTAATCATCAAAACTTTTGTGCTGTGGAGCGAGACACTTTTTTTCGGCATACGCTTCGAGCGAAAGCTCATAAAGTTTCCTGCCGATAAGATACTCAACGGCTTTTTGATTCAACATGATCACTCCCCTTGCTGTTGTTGTAGTAACCCTAATAGCTCGAAACGTATCAAGCCAAATTTGATCGGACGCTGGGCGATGTAGTGCGCGGCGATGCCTGTCTTGCACCAATCCGGCAATCGCTCGATGAGCTGTTGCAGCTCGTGCTCTGGCATAGCATCGAGAACCGGCCCGAGCTTGCGCTCACGAGCTGCCTCTCGCTCTCGATCGGCGCGTGCTCGCTCTCTTGCCCGCTGATCCTCGGCGGCACGGGCGGCACGAGCTTTCTCTCGTACAACGTCCGCCGCGTCGGGGGCCGGGGCGGATTCCAGATCTTTTTTGCTGATCAGGTTGCACGGCCAGTTGCCTTGCTCGATGCGCCACTTGATCGCGGGCGCGCCTAGCGGTTTCTTGTCTTTCGCGTCAACGCAGCCGCGCCACTGATCGAGCAAGCCATCGAGCATTTCGGGGGACAATCCTCGAGCGATCGCTGCACGCACGAGCGATCGCGGCCCGCCCAGGCCGATCGCGGCGAAAACGTCCTCAAAGCGTTGTTGCTCGTATGCGCTCCAATCCCCGGGCAGATCGACGAGATCGCGCTCTAATCGCCCCGGCAGGGGGTCAGATTTCGATTCTCCCGCACGCTGGGCCTTTTCTTGGCTCTCTTGCTGCTCCAAGATCGGACGCTGTATGAGCCGCTTTCTCGATGCCATCCCGTGTTGCTCCTGTCTGAAAAGATTTTTTGAAAAATCATCCGCCGCCGCCGCCTCTGCGGTGGCGGTTCTCTCTCGCTTACTCTCGCTTCCTACAAAGGGGCCATAATGTCCCTTTGATCGGGCGTAAATGTCCCTTTGATCGGGCGTAAATGTCCCTTTGATATTCTCGCCGATCGCTGCCATTTCGGGCAATCTCTCTCGATCTGGCACAGCTCTTGCATTGCTCCGCGGATTCGACAACAGCGCAAGCTCGCTCCAAACGATCTTATAGTGATTGCAGCTCATCCGGCCCCGGTGCAGCGATCGACGATCGCAGGTGATCAGGCTCAAATCGACCAGGGCGGCGATCGCTCGCTTGACGGTTTTAATGCTCCTGGCCCCGATCTGCTGGCGGATTGTCTCTTGGGTCGCCCAGCACTCGCCAGCTCGTCTAGCGTGATCGTCGATGATCCTAAGCACGGCCTTGGCCGTGACAGCGGAAACGCCGCGCAACGCGGGCAGCTCCGCATCGCGCAGCATCGCGAGTTGTGTTCCTCGATCGTAATCGATCACGAGCTGCCGCAGCTCGCCGCGTCCGTGCTGATCTGTGCTCATAGTTCCCCTCGAATGCTTTCAAATTCTGGCGCGTGATTTTCTTCGAGCGAAAACAGCTCGATCGCCGCCGCCGTGCTGATCTGCACCGACAGTTGCCCCATCCCGGCCAATCGTGCCGCGAGATCGTTCACACGCTGCACCACTGATTGCGGCATGAGTTGTTTCGCCTTGCGATGCAACGAGAGTTGGAATGATTCTCGCATCTCCAAGATGCCCAGGAAAACATACTGCGAAGCGATCTCGCGTGCGTCCGGCCACTTTGCTTTGCGGTACACATAGCACAGGCTGTTGCATTTGATGTTGCTCGCCCATTGCCAGCATTGCCGCCAGTTGGGATCGTTGCGTTGCGGACGGCATCGCATGTATCGCCACAACACGCTTCGCACTTCACGCACTAATCGATTCGATGGACTTCCCGGCAATGTGTTTCTCTCGCTCGCGCTCATCGCGATTCCCCCTCGGAAAAAGTTGTGTGATACCAAAAATCGGCGGCTAGGGATCAGACTAGCCGCCGGGAGAATCACGGGATGATCCTCACTTCCCCGCTTTGCCGTTAGTAGATACAGCGTGCAGCGTGGGCCTTACACACAACATCGTCCAATCGATCGCCGCCGTCGCTGGGGCAATCGCTCGTCCGTTCGCGCTCGCAGCTCGCGCGGCATTGTTGCGATGCCGCTTGCTCTCATCAATCAATCCGCCGCCGTCGGTGTCTCGTCCATTTCGTCAATGTTCACGATCAGCGCGTTGATCATCCCCGCCAGCACATGACGCGCGGACGATGTGACAACCACACACACATACTCGCCATCATGCGTGTATCCGTTTGTGGTCGCGGCATAAGCCTTTTGGGGATGCCTGATCGCTCTGCGTGCTTTCTTCGGATCAGCGATGTGGGAAAACAATTCGATCTTGCGCTCGTTGCGTTGCATGTATCTCACGATCCGTTGATCGAGAATGAGCGCGTATTCTTTTGTGGTCGCGAGATCGCTCGCGAGATTCTTGTTGATCTGTTCCAGCTCTTGAATCTTTTGCGTGTGTTGCTCACGCTCAACGACGATTCGCCAGTTGAGTAAAAACGTGCAGCACGCGAAATAGATCAAAAAAAATTCCATCGCTTTAGCCCTTGTTGTTCCAATCTCTTGATCGCTTCACAAACTGCCGATAAACGTGCAAGAAATTTGCTCGCGCCGTGCGCTCGCTCCAAGGCTCGATCGTTTCGCTGTATGGCTTGTGTTCCGCACACGATCGCGGCGTGCGTGACGGCGTGAATAGATCGCGCATCTCCGTTGCCGCCATGCGGCGATCAACTTCGTGAACCTCGGCGGGTATCTCGATGGGAAGATCGTAGCGCAAAGCGATCGCGGCCCAAACGGGATTTTCGATCTCGCGAATTGCTGGCCCGAGCATGTGCTTGACGGCATACACAATATCGCCCGTGTATGCCTCGGGTGCATCGTGCATCAATCCGACAAAGCGCAACGCCTCGGGAAGTTTTAATGCCACTAGGACGCTGTGTTGTGCCACCGTGTAGATTCGATCGGTGTGCCCAAGATAGCGCGGGATGCGCGAGAGCGATCGGGCAATGTCATCGATGTGTATCGCCTCGGGATCGGCATCGTTGAGATCAAAGAAACTGCGCGCCGTTAAAACGTGCGTGCGATCGCTCTCGTGATCTTGTCTGTGCATTATGTGCGGCAGCGAATCCATGCGAGCTAATCCTGTAGGAGTGAATTTCTGATCGAGCTTTCGATCGTGCGCTCTAGCTTTTGCATTTCGTTGATGAGAGCACGCAAGGCATCCGCTTCGCGTTGCCGCCGCACGCCGATCTTGTGACGCATCATGCCCGCCGTCACGCCGTCCTCGAAACAGTTGCGGCATAGATAGTGCCCTGCAACGATGCGAAAGATACTCGCCTTGCCGTTGCAAAAGCCGCATTGAACCAAGACAAGAGATTCGGGCCGTGGTGCATCGTCGCTTGCCATTCTTTTGCTCCCTTGCAAAAGCTAGCGCGGCTCGGCTCGCTGGCGGGGACGGGGGGCAGACCGATCCGACAGCGAGCCTCACGCGAGTTGATGCTGATCGTACCGAATACGCGGGGCCAGTGATGGCATTCGCGTATGATCTGCGCGACGTTGCCGCCGCACGAGATCACGATCAGCAAAAAACTTTCATTGATACGGTTGAGACACTGAACCCTATTTACTTCGGTGCGGCGATTCTAGTCGCAGCACAAAATCTTGTCAAACAAAAAATCTTGCTGGCAGAATCACAAGATTTTATTTGACGCATTCCATGCGGCGATCGCGGCCTCGATCGCTCCCCATGCCGTCATAAACTCGGGGAACTTTTGAACCTCGGCGAGCCAGTTGCGGACTTGAATCGCCTTTCGACTACCGGCCAACTCTTCCAGCTCATCGCCAACTTGACGATAAAGGAAAAGAGAAATTGTGCCGCTTGCAACCATCGCGCCGTTGATGATCATCGTGCTGATCTGCAAGCCGAACCCAACTTTATCAAAGAGGATTTCGGGGCTAGCAACAGCCACAGCGGTATTTGCTTTGATCATTCGATTTTTCCTTGTGTTGAAAAGTGATGTGAGTGTGAATCAAAAAACTATAGCGCACCATACACGCTAGAGAACGAGCCTGGAATACAAGGGGGATTGCTGCCGTCTGAAACGTAATAATCCATGCTATAAGGATCATCAACGCCGGGGATGCTTGAATAGGATAGTTCCATCGTTGAGTATCTCGACCATCCCATGGTTGCGGTCGCAACCATGATCGTTTCGATGTACGGCGACGATAATAGATTCGCAGAATCGTTGAACTCGTAATTAAAATTCGCCGATGGCTCTGTGCCGATGTACGAAACAAGCGCGGAGAATTGCGCGTCTGTGCCATCAGTGAGAGCATCGACGGTCAGGCCGGGAGTTTCCAAAGGCGTGACGCTAGAGAGCAATGATCCTGATGCGTAAATTATCTCGCCATCAACTCCGCTGCGAATCTCGCCGGTGATCTCAAAGTATGACGCGGGGCCAAATCCAAGGTTATAGATATTCAAGTAATACACTCCTGCCGAAAACATCTCGTAGATAAAAACGGGCGAGCCGCCGTTGTTTGCGTACAGAGAAATCGAATACCCGCTATCAAGCGTAAGCTCCGTGGCGAGAGAAAGGCTGTTGATGCCGTCACCACTCCAACAGCTCGATGTTCTGCCGGGGTCGATTGTCGGAAAATCAAACGTGCCGTATTCGAGTGTTAATCCTATCGATGGCATCGATGTGTAGTTGCCCGTGTATTCTTTTACGAAACTATAAACGTCGCCAGTTATCCATGCGGTGCAGTTGAAGGGATTCGAGCTGTTCGGAGTGATAATTGAATAATGAACACGATAATAATCATTCACAACATCGCTTGCGTTGACTGTCTCGGGCGTGCCCGGGTTGCAAGTGAATGAGAGCGAAACGGATTGCCCTTGTGATAGCGTAGTCCAATAGGCGATCGTATCGTGATATGCACCGTCGCCCGCTGCAACGATGTTAAATCCATCGACCTCTTTGTACGGCGCAACGACGTTGAGCACGCTACTCGCTGGCCCCACATAGCTACTCGGGCCAGCTCGATGCCGCGCTTGCAAAGGATACGCCGTGCCATAATTCAAGCCCGCTAGCTGCACTGTTGTGTCGGGATAAATCACTTCGCCTAACTGCTGCCAAGTGTTGTCTCCGTCATAGTAGCCAACTTCGATCGCGTTGTGATCTTCGTTGTAGTTGCCCACGATCACATGCAAATAAACACTTGCGCCGGCATTGTCCTCCCAACAACTCGGGCCAATGCCCCCAACCATCACGCCTGGTATTTGATCGGGGTAGTTGTACGCGCCGAGCTGTAGCAATGGCGGGGCCATCGTATCGCCCGCAGGCGCAAATCCCGACAAGCCGCCTGATGCCGCACGAGACAACGGGTTGCGAAGTGACGAGCTGATGGATTGCATGATCGATCTCGTGAGCGTTTAAAAGAAACAAGACGCAAGCCAGCCAGAGGATCAATCCTATGGCATCACATAACCCCAAACATTCACACGCACGCCGACAACCTTAGCGATCGGCACTTGGGCGATGAGATCAGGAGCAAAAGCACTCTTGGCAATAAACATTCCAATCGCGTTTGTATCATCTTCGCCCGCGCCGAGAACAGGCGTTGCCCCGTCGATCGTCACACGCATATCGCCGCAGCTCGCTTGAATGATCGCGTGCGTACAGCCCGGGATGATCGTGTGCAAAGCGATCGCCGTTGAGCAATCGATGTTGTATGCCTCTACAACAGCCTTCGGCGGGTTCGGGAATGTCAGTGTTTCGGGCATGGTTCTAGCCTTTCGTTGTTGGTGTTTGCGGTTCGGTTTCCTCGATCAATGGTGATCGCTTCTCGCACGAATGGCAAGAGGCTTTGTCTGTCTCGTACCGGGAGAGCACGCACTCTCCAAAAATCTCGCACGAGTACACGATCACTTTTGCATTGCATCCCGGCTTTTTGCAATCTGTTTTTCCTACGCGCACGCCGCGATGTGAGCACGCCAAAGGATCTGAATTTATCTGCCCTGGCCGAGCTGCACGAGCTGCGATCACACGCGGGGATTCTTGCGCACGCGGCGGCGGCGCGGGCCTGTGCCCCTTGCAACGTCGATGCGTGCGGGCCGGTTCGCTCTTGCTGCGCATCGGCTCGCCGCAGATCGTGCAGATATGTATTTCTGGATCATCGCTTGTTTCAAATTCGCACTTCATAGATTGATCGTGAGAGTTGAGCCAGCTTGCGTGAGAGTAGGATCGTGATCGCTTCCGCCGTAACCAGTGTGATCGTAGTCTAAAACTGGATCACTCCCCGCGCATGATGTGCTCTGCACTGTATCGGGAACATTGCTATAGTCCACATAAAGATTGAGTGACGTTGAGCGAAATTCGGCATACAAATATCCCGCGTTGTTAATTTGCAACGTCAGTGTATCTATTTCCTCGTTAATACCTGTAGGATCAAAGATGATGCCCAGGCCCGTGATCTGATACAAGCAACCGATCGCTGCCTCGCGATTGTAGCTTGCCGTCTGATCGAGATTGTATGTGCCATTGAGCACGGCCCATAAACCCGTATGCCCTGCAACGATCACCTCAACACTCGCGGGCGATGGGCCAAGAAACAGCGGGCAATCTTCGCACGTTGGGCAAGAGCTGCTCGGATGGCTCTCGATGGTTCTCTCGATCGTCAACTCGGAAAAGCGCACTTCGCCAAACACATCGCCCGATCCGATAAACAGGCGGCTTGCAAAATCAACATCGGCGCGTCCGATGATATTCATCACGGCAACGCCATTGAGATAGACGATGCCGCAATCGAAGATCAATTCATGCTCGACGTTTGCCGCCGCCGTGACAGAGCACTCAATCTGAATCCAGCTCCGATCGTTTGCGCCGAACCAGATCAACGCGCTGCCGCCAACTCGCAAGCCGAAACAGTAATAGCCCGCGATATAGGAAAACGGCGCATCGCGATCGTTGCCGATCACGATCTCATCGCCCGCCGTTGTGCCCGTGACGAGCGTGTATAAATACACATTCATCAGGTTGCCGCCTATGTCCTCCCAAATCATCGAGCCTGGATTGTATTTCTTGGGATACGCGAGCGCGTATGTGTCCGCTGTGATCAATCGCCCGCTGGCATCGATCTCCCAATCGCCAGCGTATTCTTCCCACTTGTCGCCCAGCGTTGTTGATGCTTCACGCTCGAATGCGTCCTCAAACCATACGCAACCCTGCACGCAACAAAGCGCGGTTGGATCGCATCGCGGCGAGAATTTGAATCCATCACTCACTAGGGCACTCCGCAGCGATAATGTGCCAGCCGTTTTCTGTCCAGATTACAAAAACAATATCATCAGCGGCAACAGCTCCGAGCAATGATGTTGCTTCGATCGTTGGCGTGTCCGTGAGTGTATCGAGCTGCACTGTCGCCGTGTCGCCTTTTGCAAACGCATCAACGGCAATTCCTTTGAGCGTGTGAACCGGCGTGCTTAATACGATCCAATTACGGCAGCGATCGCGAGCAACGATCACGCTCTCGTCTTTGAATAGCGGACGCTGCGTGTTGGTCACATCAAACGGATCAGCCTCATAGCCGCTTTCGCAATCTTGCCGCTTCACTCCACCAACAGCATCGTGATCAATGCTCGCATCGTACACAATCGCACGAGCGATCGGCGTTTCCTCAACGTAGTGTCTGATCCACCATTGCCCCGTTTGTGCGTGATGATCAACGAATACCTTCGCCTCGTTGGGGATCGGCACGCCCGTATAGTTCCAGACATTGATCGCGATCTCTGTTGCCAGCGGCTCGCCCGTGCCATCGAGCACGATCGCATTCCCATCGAGCGCGTTTGTCAGCTCGTCGCCCGATGAGAGATCGAGCTTAACATACAACCAAGGATAGTGATCGGAATAATACAACGGACGCTGATCGTCGGTCGCGCCCTCGAAGAGATTGCCTTGCAAGCTACTCAACAAGATCAAGCCGCGCGGCAGCGGCGTGATCGAATCGCCCTGATACTTCTGCCCGATCATCAACCACACTTTCGCGTCCTCGTCCGGCGTGACGGTCAGCGGCACATTGATCGAGCAAAGCCGCGCATCGTAAACGCCTTCGGCATTCGGCTCAACGTACAGATCGCTCGATGCGGGATCGCCGAGATACACGAGCGAAGTCTTGTCCTTTGCTGTAACGATCCACCATCGGCCCGCGTAGTAGTACACAACAAGTTTTTCGCCCTCCTTGTTGATGAAACTTCCATCACGAGTTTTGGCCGTAATCCGCGGCTGATCGTCGGGGCTGCGCAAGCTCTCATCGTCGTTGGTAAAGATCACCCGTGGCTCGTTTGTCGGCGTGTATTCCGTTTCGCCTGGTGCTATGGCTGAAACGGCATTGCGAACCATAATCCCGATCGCCGGGGCTTGTGGTCGCGCGTGCGTGCTCGTGTCTCGCCGCGTTTGCGCCAAGCTCATTTCCAGATCAGCAACGCGATCGGTGATCAGGCCGTTGGGTGTTGTCATGCTCGCAGCCTATTCAAAATTCAACGATGCAAAATCAGTTGCAAGCCTTGTCCGCTGGAATGCGGGGCGCGGCCCCTTTGTCTCTGGAAATTCATAAGTGATCATCGTGATCGGCGTGTTGACGCTCGTCCACATCGGCGAGCCAATCGCGCCGCCGCCGCCGATCTGCGTGATCATTCTGCCAACTCGAATTTCCTGATTGAGAATAATTCGATTGATCGTGAAACTAATCGCCTTGCGCGGCGTGTTGTACCATCGATACGCGAATCGAGCCAAGCTCTCTAGCCTTGCACGATCGTCGCGGAGATAGCCGCCAGTGCTGCGCACGAGATCGCCATCTTTCACATCAACGACCGTGCCGGGGCACACATAGATCAAGCGTGCCCGCTGGCGTGCGTTAATGAGCACACGCTGCACGAGTGCGCTGCCGCTTACGCTGGCCGGATACTTGGCCTCGCAGAAACAATCCACCGGCATCGAGACAGTGATCACGAGATATTGCGGATCGATCTTCGCATAACCATAGTAATCGAGCACACCCTGCAAGCCGCCGCCGCCCGAGAGCACATACTGCGGTGCGCCTTGCACACGCAAGGAAACTCCCGGCGATTCTTGCAACGGTCGCGCCGTGATCGCGTAGAGATTCGGAGCGTATTCGAGCGCGGGATTTTTATCCCACTCGATGAGATTGAGCCAACGCCCGTCATAATCAAAATCACTCGCCGATACATCGCTTTGCACATCGGACGGCAGCAAGTTGATTGACGTTTTCGCCGCTGCAAAAATCGGCAGATATTCCCACGGCTGGCCCTCTGTCGTGATGTTTTCCACGCCATCAACGATCGCATCGCCCGTGTAGTTGCTATCAGTACGCAACGGCAGGTGCGGCTCAACGCGCATGCCCGCGAGCCAGAAATTGAGCGTTGATGCTGTGCCGTCGCCGAACAGATCGGGGAAGTGAGGATTTTCCGCGCCGGCCTCGCCGTCTTTCACCTTGCCAGCCCACGCGGGCGGCAAGCCATAATCGCGGTACACTTTCGCGAATCGCTCTTGCGATCGCGCCGCGGCGCGGCACATTTCTTGCTCGTCTTGATCGAGCGTGCCGAATCCAGGCTCGTCCTCGCCAGCAACAAGATACTCGGCATCAAGATTGCTATTCCAGTACGATGTGATCGTGCTATCGGCGTATGACAAAGTGCAGACCGTGACAGCTCGCTCGCCGCGCACGATCACTTGATTGACCTTGCCCATCGTTTCGCTAGAGATCAACAGATTTTCAATATCGCTCGCGCTGTCTGTATCTAGCTCGCCCTGATCCGTGTTGGCTGGCAGCTCGTCGTCGCCGTAGGTGATCGCGCTCGAATTGAATGTGAAAAGCACGAGCACCATCTGATCGTTGTCTGCATCGTAATCCGTGCGAAAGCTCACACCACGGCGGCGATCGAAAATCTGATTGAGCAACGAGAGCACGCTACGCCCCTCGGTCGGCAGCACGGGCGTTTCGTACCAAGTGAGAGCAAACTCGAAAGAATAATCGAGCACAAACTCAACGCGCTGTGCCAAGTCCTCGCTCACGGGGGAATAGAACGCGAGCAAATACTCGGCAATATCCAAGCTCGACCAGCGCGCCGCGTTGTCAAGATTTTTCGGGAAGATATGCACCGTGCGACCTGCCCGCACTGTGAGAGGGAGCGTGCTCCTGTTTCCTGTCACAGTCTCGCCGTCGGCGTTGCCGCGTTGATGTGGCTCGTTGAATGTGATCCCGCGATGCACAACCCAAAAGCCGCTTGATGGTTTCTCCACCGCGCTTTCGAGCACGATCTGTTTTTCGAGCAAGTGCTCAACGCCCAGGCATGTATAGAATCTCTTGCCCGTGCGAATGTACTGCGCTCCCGGGCCAGTCCCAAACTTGCGCACGCCTTCGTCCAGATCGCTTTGCTCCGTGCAGATAAAAACGAAAACCTTCTCGGGCGTTTCGCCGTTGCTGCTGCTGATCTCGATCTTGATAAACTTCTGTTCCAAGTTGACAGCGGGCACATGCGATTGCGTGATCTCGCCGTACTCTTGGATCATTCCAAAATTCATCGAGAGCGTTGCGCCGTTGATCTGCGGATTGCTCGCGACAGTCACAGAATCAACACGCACATGATCAACGCGAATCCAATCCGCACCCCACACCGTGCGCGAGTACACGGTTGCATAGGTCGGCGTGCGTGCAAGATCGGAATTTTCGAGAATGCTCATGCTCTATCGTTTCTTGTTAGCTGCCAAAAATAAAAGTCAATTCAACTTCGGGATCGCCGCTAGCGATTGAGTAATCCAATTCCTTTTCCGTGCCGGTGATCGCTGTGAGTGTATCGGCAAAATATGCCTGCGCAACGCAGCCCGCGCCAACCGCGATCGTGTTCGGAATTGTGTAGCCATTCGTGCCACCAACAGCGAGCGTGAAAGTGCCCGTGCCGCTGTTTCTGATCCTGATCGCGAGCAACTTTAAGCCAGTGGCATCAACCGTTGTCCCGATCGGGCCGGTTAGCATCGTGAGATCGAGCGTGCCGCTGCCTGTGGGCGTGATCCCTAGATAGCACGCCTTCGTCGCCGCTGGCGTGCTGTCCGCGTCCAGGCGGCCGGAAAACTCGTATTCGTTGAAATTCAACCGCAGTTGATTCGTGCCATCAATGGGATCGAAAGTCTCGACCGTTTTCAAGCCAAAATTGTAATCCACGATCACGCTCATTTGATCACCTGATTTTCGTTGTTGATGTTGCTGTTGCTTCTATTCGTTATTCGTGACGAGCACCAAATCCCAATCACACCACAAGAGAGCTTCGCTCGATGTGTTGAAACCGCCCACGCACACGGCGCAAGACTTCACGAGTTTTTTTCTCACATCGAGCACGAGCACTTCCGCGTTGTCATTCGCTGCAATGTCAACAGCGTGTTGAACAAACTCGGGGAAACTTTTGCCGATCATCGCTTGATAAGTGCGAAACTTGTTGTGAGCTGCCGTGAGATCAGCACAATCAACTAAACTCTCCATTGTAAACGGTGTGCCGCGCTCGCTCGTTGTCACGCATTGCGTGCCATTCACGCCGGCGCGTGTGTATATCTCGGCTTGCTGCGCGATAGAAAGCGGCTGGCCGCGAAGATGAATAAACGCCTCTGCGCCGATCTTGTTATCTACTGGCATGGTTTATCGTCCCTCTTTGTCGCGGTTCGGATTAACATTCAGTGGGCGAGCTGGCGCAGCTCCGTTGCCCTTCATTGCTTCCGCCGCCTCTTTCATCGCGCGGGCCGCTTCGAGTTGCTTTGTCACAAGCTCTCGCTCGCGAGCCACAAACTCGTCGCGCTCTTGCTTTGTTAAGCCCGTGCCAGTGGCCACGCCATACTTCACGAGCGTATCGGCAATGTCCTCCGGTGCAGCACCCGCCGCGCGTGTTGCGTTTGCTGTTTCGCTGTACTGATACAGCCAATCGGGGCCGATCGGATTATTGCGCTCGATCGCGGCATTGATAAACTCCGTTGATCGCTTGATCGCTCCCGCCCTGATCTCGCTCTCGCTCATCGCTTCGCTTTTCAATGCTTCGATCTTTGTGCGCTGCACTCGCTCTTGCACAACCGCTTGCGTTTTCGCCTCGGCGATCTTGCCGCCCGAATAATCTCCCGGCGCGCTTGCTTTCTTTAGTTCGCCCGTGATGCGCTCAACGTCTTGCGAGAGTTGCTTAAAATTCAAATAGTCCGAATCAAGCACAGCGCGAGCCATTGCATCATCGGTGCGGAGCGCGTTGTATCGATCAGCCGGACTCATCGCGGCATACTGATTTTCCAAGCGCGCGTTTTTGCGTTGCTGCGCGGTCATTCCCGGCGTGATCTGCACCTTGTCTTTCTGATCGAAAATCTTGTTGGCGAAACGCTCGATAATGCCCGCTTCCTGATTGTTGACAACGGCAGAAACAGCAAACGCAAGCCCTTCCTCCTTGCTCATCGCGCCGGACGCAGAGAGTTTATACGCGCCTTTGTCGAAGTCCCGATCTTTCAACTCGTTGAAACGCATCCCCGCCATCGCACGCATCGCAAGGGTAATGTCTGCGATCTCGCTGGCTGGCATCGCATCGCCGAATAGTTTTGCATTCTTGCCCGCGATCTTTGAATAATCGCCCAGCTCTTCATCGCTCAATAGAGCACGCTGGGGAAGCAACGCACCCGCGATCGCTTCCTTGCGAGCAATCGTTGCGCCAGGATTGCCCATGCTCGATTGCTGATACATCGTCGCCGCGTCCGCTTGCGTTGCATAGCCTTGGATCGCCGCGCGTTGCGTGAATGCTTTGATTCGATCAGCGTTGATAATATCGCCGGTCGCGGTCGCGGCGGCGATCACTTTATCATTGATCTCGGTTGCTTGTTTGTTCGCCGCTTCTAGGCTTTGCTTCCAATGTTCCGTTGTACGATTCACAAACGCGAGCGCGGCTTGCACCGTGAGATAGCCGCCCGCGAGTTTCTTCACGCTGCTGATCTGATCGCCGAGCCAATTATTTCCCGCGTCCTTGTTTTGCTTTGTCTCTTGGCGCATCTGCCGCAGCTCTTGCATGAGCTGGCGATTCATTGCGGACATTCGTTGCATATCCGCTTCTACGCGCTTAATGTCGCTCGTGAATGTTGTTACTACATCGGCCATCTTGTTGCTCTCTATCTTGTGTGTGTCGGCGGCGGATCAATCGTGCATTCTCTGCCCGCGATCCACAGCTCGGCCCAACTAGGCTGATGATGTGCAATGTGCCCCGCGAGCCAAGCTCTCAACCGGACGATTCTTGTTGTGTCGAATCCTTTTCGACGATCATAGGGTTGCTCGTTGTCTCTTCCGTTTTTTTTTGACCTGCAACAAGCCCGAGCTGCCAGAGCAGAGGGAAATCACACGCATACCGCAAAGCATCTTCCCAGTTTTGAGAATCGAGCCAGCCCAAGAATCGTTGCTCATTCATGCCATAGCGATAATTGATGCCGATAATCCTTGTTGCCAGCCGCAGCGCATCGGCCAGCGGGAAAGGCTCATCGCTTTGCTCGCGTGTTAAGTGATCCCAGGCCGGGGCAAGAGCATCAAAGATCGCTTGCTCGCGATCGTAGAAAACCCGCTGCACTTCGCCCGCGTTGTTGACCCATAAGCGTTGCGGCAAGCTCACGCGCTGATCGTTGGGCGAGCGAATGATCGGCACATGCACGAGCACATCGGGATCGCTCGCGATCGCCATCCTGTAGCCCGCTTCCGCGTTTGCACGCAAGAGATCAGCCGGCGTGCACCCGTGCGTCCGAATCCACAAGCCGCCGCCCTCGCACTCTCGCCAATGCGGGCCGGTTGCTCGTAAATCGTTTGGCACTTTTTTATCGAGAGGCAACGGCGCGAACAAAAGCCCCTCATGCCCCGATTCGCTCGTCTTGCACTCGTGAGCGATGCACTGTGCTTTGTTTTTCACATCGCGCCAAACATCATCATAGCCATACTCGGCCAGAAACGATCGAACGATCAGACCATCGCGATCGAAAACATCAGCGAGCTTGCATCGCGGAAAAAAATAAAGCGGCGCGGGCATAAACACACGAGCGAAAGAGGGTGAGCGATCGGGAGAATCAACACGCGGCGGCGATTAAGTGATCGCCGCTTGCGTGATCTGTAGCAACGGCTCGTTGTCGTACTGTACGCGCGGATAATAGCACAGCGTGATCTCGCCAGGGCGATTGTGTTGCCCTGCGATGCTCTCCGCGACGAGCACGCCATACGCGGAAAAAATCTTGATATGCTCCGCTGTGCCTTCGGCCAGGTGATGCGCATCTTTCACCTTCTTGCGCAGCCAGATCGTGAGCGCGCCGGATGCGGCGTTGGGTGCATAGTCCTCCCACCAATCGATATGCACACCGCGAATCGTGATTTTGGGCTGGCTGCGCTCGCTGATCGCGGCGAACGTATCGAACAAATCCATATCGCTCCCCAATTCCTCGAGCTGCACGCTTGGGTCGATGCTCACTTCGAGATTGCCATCGATCACAGTAGAGCCGAGCTTGATCTTGCCGAGCGTATATGCCTCTTGATAGGTGTTCGGCGCGTTGTATGCGTTGTTGCCGGTGTAAACTAGCGGCGATGTAACGCCATCAGTCGAAAGCGGCTTGATCCGAATATCCAATTCGGCGAGCTGTTGAAAGCTGGCGCGAAGTCCCGTCCAATACATAATCCCATGCGTTAAACGAAAACGAGCATGAACCGTCGATGCGTCTGGATCGCGCGTGCTGGCGAAACCCATGCGGCGGAAAAACAGATCGACCGTGTTATCGTCCGCACTCTGGACGGGATTGGCTTGAATGATCTGCGACGAGAGATTGATCATGCTATTGAGCATCAACCAAACTTGCGTTGTCTTGCAAGTTATATCGGGCTTTGCGCCCATTTGCGTAATGAATAAAGGATCAGGATGCCCCGCCGCGTGATCTTGCAAGATCATCGGCGCGTTGTTGATTCGCGCATCGCGCACCTGCACAAATTCTTCCGCCGAGAGATTCACGTTGAGTTGAATCATGCCGAGTGTGTATGTGTTATCAATCATTATTCACCTGTGCAGAAAATGGGGGGAGTTAATTTAAGGGATCGAGATCGTGATCGGGGTTTCCTTCGCCAGCCGGAATCGTTTTAGCACTTCACGCCGCAACACATCGTTGAGCTGTGCTCGCTCACGATCTGTAACCTCTGTCAGCTCGCGTGCTTTATCTGGATGATTGCTCTTGTAGGGTCGCATCGAAATGTATCGCGGCCCCGCCATCCGCACCGTGACGCGGCTAGGATACGGCTTGATCACCGCAAGATTGAGCATCATGCGCATCAAAAATCCGGTAAACACATTATCAACAATCCCGCCCAGCGCGATCGGCCCGCGTTTCTTGTAGGGGCCGTTTCCTTGCGCTGCCATGCGCTTGTATTTCTTATACTTCGCTTGTCGTGGCTTGTGATGATAGTTCGATTCTGATCCCGGCTCGAAGTGCTTCGGCAAAATCTCCGTGTGCCAGTGCAAGCCCTGCGCGTAGTGCGCTTCCTTCATGCCTTCGCGCCAGCTCCGCACCAATGTTTCGGGCGGTTTCTCGAATCGGATTGTGATCGTGAATGCGTACACTATACCCCCAGCTCGGAAGTCATTAGCTGCATCCAGATATATGAGCCTTCCTCGCCCGCCCAATCCTCGGGCGGGTTGTGCGTTGGGTTGATCGAGAGATCGAGCTGCGTTGCGTGAAAGGCATCGCTCACGCCCAGGCGATCGCTCATCTCTTCCATGATCGTTTCGAGCTTGCTCTCGATCGTGAATGTGCTTGATTCGAGATCGGCGGGAGTCACTTCGCCATCGATCACGGCAAGGCCCAGCGGATCATCGCAAGTGAGCGTGATCGCAAGACGGCGATCGCCGATCCAAAAATTGTTATCAATGCCCGCGCCGTTGGCTTGCAAGCGCAAGCGAGCATGTTCCACGATGATAAAGGGACGTTTTGCGGCAATGTCGCCGTATAGCCAACTAGAATAAATTTTTTGCAGCGCGGCGGCGGAACTAGCAACACCAAGAAAGCTGCGCACGGCGGGACAGTCCGCCAACAGCTCGCGGAGCTTTCGCTTTGGTGTTGTGATCAGGGGCATTGCAGGTTTCCATTTACGATGTTGCGTGTGCCTGTGTCGCCACGGGCCGCGTGAATGTGAGCGTATGCGAGTGAGCTGTTGCGCTCTTGATCTCGCCGCTATAAGTCCAGGGGCGATCTGTCTCGCCGTTTCTTATGACAGATAAACCGATCTTAGGATCAGCGATGCCGCCCTTGTCGTGCGATTCATCTTTGCCGAAACGCAAGTACACTTTCTCTTTTTTGTTCTCTCCTGGCGGCAGAGGATTCATCAACGCGGCGAGATCGGCCTGATCTTGCGATCGCTTGCACCACACGGTACGCGGCGCGGCGTTTCGACTATCGCGCACGATCACGATCTCAACCCCTGGATTCTCTTCGCCCAGGAAGTAAGTGTAAAAATTATCGGATCGATTCGCTAAAAATCCCACGCTCGCACCCAGGGTACAGAGACAAAACATGCCCAAAACTGCGTTGAGCGATCAGCTCAAAGGATCTATTTTGCCGGGAGTTTCGCTGTTGACCACTTTCGCGATCTCTTCGATCACCGCGCCGCCAACATTCGCGGCGGCGTGATAGTTGTCCACTTCGTTGATCTTCTCAACGACCGGCGCGATCATCGCGAGATACGTTGTGAGTGCGCCGCGGCGCGCCGATGCCGTCCCAAACTCGTTGAGCAAGCTCGCGATCGCAAGACGCGATGGCGTTGGCTGGCATTCGGGCCGTGCCATGCACGCGCTCGCTTCCGCCCGCGTGTAGCCCGCACGCAAGATCAAGAGATCAACAAGCTCCGGTGCTGTGAGTATTTTCATGGGTGTGTCCAATGTTGTGAAAAACAAGATGCCAGCCCGAGAGGTTCCCTCCTTGCGATCGCAGCATGATTGCTGCGATCGCCCGAATACCCAACCACGCGGCCCGAGCTGGCATCATTATCGTGAACAAACAAACAAAGCGATCGCCGCCGCGATTAACCGAACCGCTTAACGATCGTGATGCGACTACAAGTTACCGTGCCGGTGTTTGTGCCGCTGCCTTTGCTGATCTGCACATAGGGTTGCAATCCGCCGCTGTAGTTGCCGAGCGTGAAACGCTGCGACGGAGCAACGCGGCGAAGTTGACCCGCCGAATTTTCGGCCAGGAATACGATGTTGTTTTTGCCAGCTTGATACAAGCCGGTGCTCGCATTCTGCACGGGCAAGCCGCCGCCAAAATCGATCGTGAATCGCTTTGGCGTTGTCGGCCAAGTAAAGCCGGTGGCAACGTCGTTGGTATCGGTCGCGTTGTCATCCGTGCTGATCACGAGATTGTTGTTGCCGGTCGCCTTGAAAAAGGCAAATTCTTGAATGCTCTCGGGCGTATCGTTGCCCGTGCTTGCAAGACCTGCGACAACAGTTTCCGCAAAGCTCGCGGACAAGCCGAGATAGAAATCCACGCGCACGAGATCATCAATATCGTGAGCGAGAATATCGCCGAGCGATAGCCCCGCAACTTGCGCCTGGTTCGCACTCGTCAACGCGCATTGAATGCCGCTTGCCGCGCCCGTGACGGTCGGCGGTGCTGCACCCGTGATGCGCTTCTTCCAAATGTCCGGCCCCGCTGTTCCAGCGGTCGTCGGGGTAATTGCCCCGGCGAAAAAATAATCCAGCGTTACTAACTCTTTCATCGCGTCACCTTCTTGAATGGGAAATTGTTTGTATCGTTCACGAGATCAATCAAAAGAATGCAGGGCGGGCAAGTTGGCGGAACTGCCCGCCCTGCGTGCGCCGGGTATCAAGCGGCGCAGGGGGAGCACGCTCGATTAGTCGTTGTTATCTTCCATCTTGGCAACGCCGCGCCAGTTATTCGCAGCAACGCCCATGCGAGCCTCGATCGCGAAAAACTGCGTGCGGAAGTCTGGATCATACCAGCTCGTGCGCTTGCCGTTTTCGTAACCTTGTTGGTGCATGTAAACGATCGCCGCGATGAGCATCTTTTCCACGAATGCGTACCAGTCGGCAGTATTCGTGAGCATCGAATCCACTTCGATCTTGAATTTGCCACGGAACGGATTCACGGTGCTGTCCTGCGTCGGCACGACGTTGAACGGCATAAAGAATTGCATCGCGCTCGTTTCCAATTCGGGCGGGACGAGAATCGTTGTTGGACGCAAGCCCAGCACATCGCTGCCGTCCACGTTGGTAAAGCGGCGCACCGCTGTATTCATCGTGTTGACGTTCGCGACAGTGAAAGAAACATCGTTTTGCTGGATCAAGTTGCCGCGTGCCGTCGCCAGGAAAGCAACGGAATCCGGCATCGTCGGATTGCCCGTGAGGACTTCGATGCACAGGCGATTAAGCGTGCGCTCCAGCTTGATCATCTGCGCCGGCAGAAAATCGGTGAACACGCTCAAATCGTCGTTGGCGATCATGCGGGGAGTGATCCCAAATTTCTCGCCGTATTCTTCGGTCACGATGTAATTCGCTTCCTCGGTCAGCGTGCTTTGAGGAAACTTATCGTTGTCCACGAGCCGGGGCAGATCGCCGCCCAGCGCGTACCGATTGATCGTGCGCGGATTGAAATCAGGCACGCTCGGCAGTTGCTTCGCCCAATTCTTGTACGTCACAACATCGGGCGCGATGTAACCTTCGAGCACTTTCTGCGCGACGGACGCGAGCAAGTTGGGGAACATTCCCGGCGTGTTGTAGCTCGCGCCGCTGGCTTGTGCGCCGCCGCCGAATCCGGCGAGCGTGCTCACGTTGGCTGCGTCACGCGGGGCCATCGCCAAGAATGCTTTCGCAATATCTTCGCGAACCATCCCCACGGTGCTGATCCCGCGCGATTCGACGATCTTGTGAGCAAGCTCAAAGAAAGTCATATACCGCATCCCATTCACGGCGGGATGAGCTGCACGGGGCTTGCCGTCCTTGTCCACGAGATTGAGCGTGCCGTTGACGCTGCCCGAGATGCGCTCGATCAACAGATCGGCCCCGGCTTGCGTGAGCGTTTCGAGCTGGCTCGTGCCGCCGCGAATCTCGTTTTCGCGCCGCGTCAATGGCTGGCGATCGCCCGCGAGCTTCGCCGTCCATTGCTCGCACGCAGCCGCGAGCGAGAGATTGCCGCTGATCGCGGCTTGCAAGTCCGCGCTAGTCACGCCCAGCAACTCGGCACGAGCCGTGAGCTGATCGATGCGCGATTGCTCGGCGGCGGTCGCTTCGCGATTGATGCGAGCGCGTTCCGTTTCGTTGAGCGCGTTTGCTTGCTGCGAGATCACGCCAGAGGCATTCTCGCCGGTAATGTCAAACAACGCCGCGATCGTCGCACGATCATCGCTAGGCTGCGCAACGCCGCGTGCGGCAAAGAATGCGCTCAATGCGATCTGTGCGTGCTCATCGGTCGCATTGGCTGCGACCAGACCCCGCGCGAAGAGCGCGGCCTTTAGTTTCTCGTTCACGGGGGCAACTCCAAATAGAGAGGATGGCGGATGATCACTATCAGCCGCGCTGGGGGGAATAACATCACTTGCTAGGAATCCACGCGACGGCGCGGCCGGAATGCCCGCCGCCGTTGCTGTGGTCGAAATTCTTGCACGCAACAATGCGAGAGCTTGATCGAGTGTAGCCACGCCATCGGTAAGACCTTCACGCACGGATTGATCCGCGAGATATGTCTTGCCCTGCGCCGGCCCGCTGCGAAGAGCTGCCGCGTCCATGTTGCGTTGCTTTGCAATCGCGCCCACAAACTGATCGTAAATCGCATTCACGCGCTCCGTGAAAGTTGTCCGCGATTGTTCGCTCAAAGGCTCATAGGGATTGCCATCGATCTTGTGCCGTCCGGCTGCGATCAGCGTTGTTTTTACGCCGCGTTTTTCTTCGGCTTTGCTCATATCGGCGTGCGCCATATACACGCCGATCGAGCCAACGATCGCGCTCGCGCTGGCATAAACTTTTTCCGCTGCTGATCCGATCCAGTATGCACCGCTTGCCATCGTGCCAACAGCGCACGCATAAACCGGCTTTGCAGATCGTGCCGCTTGAATTGTGTCCGCAAACTCGGGCACGCCGGTTACAGCACCGCCCGGGCTATCGATCGCAAGCAAGATCGCTCGCACATTCGGATCGGCCATCGCTGCGCGAAAATTATCGTGCATCATGGTCGTGCTCGTTGCGCCGCTGATTCTTTCGAGCGCGTTAGCTCGGGGGAACAGCGTGCCCGCGATCTCTAAAACGGCGATGCCGTCCTTTGTCGTCATGTAGGGAGCTTTGCTCTCGCTCTCTTCCTCATCAACATCGATCAACGCGGCATTGATCAACGCACGACGAGAAACGCCGCAACGCTCCGCGATCTCGGCATCGGTGTATTCTTCACCGGCGCGGCGCAGCGTGAGCAATTCGGCGATCTCGCACAGCTTGCTCTCTTGCACAACCCACGGCTCGTTAAAAACGTGGGCATAAGCACGAGCGAACAAGCGGCGTTTTCCTGATCTCTTAGGCATCGAATCTCCCTCGATCGTTGCTTGTTGATTCCGTTTTCTTGTCCGGCGCACCGCCGCCCTTGCTGAAATTGATCTCGCCTTCCAGCCCATAACGCTTGATCAACTCTTGCTCGGCTTTGCGTTGTCGCAAGAGCTTTCGATAATTCCAACCGCGCGCCGCGCATTCAGCCTTTAGAGTTGAAATGCCTGTGCGAATGCGGGCGGCGGCGGCATCTGTTTCACCTTCGGGATCGAGCTGATCTCTCCCAACAGGAAACCAATCGAACACCTTCCAGCGAAACGGATCGAGCGAATACTGCCGCGCCGAAACGCTCTTGATTCTGCCCACGGCAACGGCAACATCGTTGTGCCTCTCACGCACTGGCATCACAAAGCGGCGGGAGAAATGCTCTTGGATCGGCTCAAACACCGCTTGATCATCCAAGTGTGCCCCGCGTGCGCTCGTGTAGCTTGATTGCGAGTAATCGCTCGTCAACCGCAGATAGGACAAGCCCGATCCCATTGCTTGTTGTTGACGCAGAAACTTTGTGAAATCGGCGATGCCCGTGTTGGGCCGGTTGCTTTGAATGATCTGCACTTCGTCATTCATGCCAATGTCCGCGATGATGCCCTTGCCTAATCGCGTGAGAGGATTCCCCGCGCTGTCGGTCGTTGGCTCGCTCGCATCGCCGCCCAATCCTAGACCTCGGCCAGCTCCGTTTTCGCGCTTGATCGCCACGGTAAACAGCGAAGCGATGATTGATGCGGTCAGCTCGTTGACGATCAGCGTATCGAGATCGCGGGCAGATTGCAGCACAGAATGGAACCAACAAACGCCGCTTGTCGCGGACGGGCGAAACGGCACAAACGAATGCACAACGCGGCTCGCGGGAATGCGAGTGCTCTTGCTTGTCCATCCGCTGCTGCTGTCATACGGATGGGCATCGTAAATCCAATACGCCACGGCACGATTGCGCGGATCAAGCTCGATGCCGCGCACAATGCGATTCGGATTGTCGCGAGTAGCGGGACGATCCTTTGTGTGATCAAGTTGCTCCGCTTCGATCAGTTGATAACAAAGCGGCACGGTGCGGCGCGGGTTATCGTCGAAGCATTCTAGCAAGATCGCATCGCCGCCGATCTCTTCGGCGAATCCGCCTTGCTGCATTTCCGGCCAGGACAATCGCCCCTCGGCATCGCATTCGCGATCGGCCCAGCGATCAAACCATCGATCGCTTTCGTCGCAATAATCCTCGTCGATCTTGTCCGCAACGATCGCATCGGCAAACGTCGAAACGCCCGTGCCGATAATGTGCGTGACGAGCTTCGCCTTTGCCGCTTTGAGCGATGGCTCATTCTGCACGAGATCGCGGAAGCGAGTATGCAAAAGCGGCCAAGCGGATCGCAGCGCATCGTCGCCGCTTGTCAGGCCGGGAATCCAATCGCTGTTGCCGCGCGTGATCTTTGCGCCATTGAAAGCGGGATTGATCGATACGGAACGATCAGCCGTGCTCGTCGCCGCCGCGTGCGCGCCGTCGCCGAACAATAGCGATTTAATCAACGGGAAAAGTCCGCGCATCAAAGATCGTCCCGGCGTTGCACGCCATAGGAAAAGGGAGTGCCACCGTCGCCGCCCTCTGCCGCGATCTGTGCTCGCAATTCTTTTTGAATCTTGAATAGATCGAGCAACGGCGTGTTGCGAAGCGATTCCGTTGCCTCGCTGTAGCTCTCAACCGCTGTGCCGGTCAGGCGCGCGGTGATCACCGTTTGAAGATCGGCGAGTTGCGTTTGTAGTGCAGCAAGTGACATGCGTGCAAGTTTACATGCCGAGCGAGCCATCGCACGGTATGCAACTTCCAGCGGGCAGAAAAGAGCGAATTATCGCGCGCTGATTTCCTCTTCGCCGCCGCGCCGATCGTCGGCACGTTTTCGTCGCTCATTCATCTTGTCGGCCATCGTGGGTTTCACGAGCTTGAATGAGAAGCGGCAACCCTCAACGGGGCAATAATACCGCGTGAAAATGCCCTCGCTCTTGGGATTGCCGCACGGCACATGATGCGTGCTGCACACGACAAGCACCGCATTTTGCGGCGTGCGTTTGTGCAGATCGCTTTTCGAGATCGATTGAATTGTGCCGCCGTCTTTCGTGCGATAAGTTTTCCGATTTTTTTTTATGCTCGCGACCGATGCGGGGGCATTCGCGCTCGTCGGCGCGTCTTTCGTATCGCTCGCGGCGATCGTGGATTGTGTCTCTTTGCTTTCCTTTGCCATCGTGAATTTTCCTTGTGAGAGAGTGAAAAACAAACAAAACAAAAACTATCTTGCCGCAATATCTTGATCCATCGCGTTGCTGCCGCGCACGATCTCGGCTTGCTCCGATCTCGTTTGCGATCGCGGACTGTCGGCGAGCCATCGCTTTAGATTCCAATCGTTACCCGCAACCATATCGGCCAGCGCGCTCGCGTACACTTCGCAATCCCAATAGTGATTGCCCACGCCACCATCAATCACCGTCCACACGATTTTTTCTCGCTTGCCCTCGCTCTTCACGAGCTGCGGAGCTTCGTTCACGAGCTGGCGCAAGTAATCTTCGCCGCCTTGGAATATATCGCCCGGGAGCATCCACGCGCCGGGCTGATCTGTTGGCTTTTCATATCGCGCAACCAAATCCTCCTTGTACGCGGAAACAGCAATGCCCCACACATCAAGCCCGCCCTCGTACAGCTCGCCGGTGCGTGCGTTGCGCTCAACGTGAGAGACTTTGTATAGTTGTTGCTGGCTGGCCCATCCAACGCTCTGATCACCGCGCACAGCCCGCACGATCGTTTTGCTCGCATTCACGCCAGCTTGCCGCACAAACTGTTGTACCTCGCGCGTGCGGTACTGCGAATCGCAGCCGAGCGCGCGGCATCCGATCACATCGTGCCCGAGCTTGCTGCGCCCGCCGACAACGGGCCATCGTCGATTGATAATGCGCGGCCATAGCTGCACGAGATCGGCGGCGATGTTGTTTGTGTCAGCGAAGCGGCGCAGCTCGCCGTCCATTTCTAGCAACTCGGGACGCAAGCACCCGCGCTCAACGCTCCACGATGTTTTATCCTCGCCCCACGCACGCACGGCGTAATAAATTCGATCTCCCTGCACATCAACGCCGCAAGTGACAAAGTATGCCGAGCTGGGCACTGTGCCGCTTGAATAGTACGGCACACGCAATCGCTGGCCGAGCTTTCTCCATTCGGGCATCTTGCTCGTGATCTTGTACGGCAAGCCGAGCCAGTTGTTGAAAAACACTTTCAACAATCCTTTGGCTCGATGCACGAGATATTGCGTTGCAAGATCGGCGAAAGTGATGTTGGGCGCGAAGATGCTCCAAAAATGAAAACCGACGTTTTTTGTTTCGCGATCGCTCTTGCCCTCGATCTCGCCGCGTGAGTTGACAAACGCGCCGCGCGGACACCACACGCCGCGTGCGATCATTTCTTGCTTGTCCTCATTCAAGATCGGCACATCGCAGCTCACGCACTGATAATAAACATGCTGCGCGGCGGACTCGGGCGATCGCGGCTCGCCGTGCTCGTCAAGATGGCCGCGAATGCCACCGCGCCCCGCGTGTGCGCCGCCCGTGTGCGGGAAGAATCGCAGCTCTTGATATGTGCCACAATGCGGGCAGGGACAATGCAACCGGCGTTGATCGCTGTCTCGATAGAGCGAATCAATGCGGCTCGCCTCATCGCTGGGCGTGCTCTCATAGATGATCTTGTGCTCGTCCCATGCTTTCGCACGAGCACGCACAACCATCACAGGATCGCCCAGCACGGGATCGTCCTGCCACACATCGATTTCCGTACAAAAAATGTTCTTGCAAGTGCGCGATCGCATTCTCTGTGCCGAGCCAGAGTATGCGAGATAACAGATCAGCGTATCAAATTCCAAAAACCGATCGTTGCGTTTCGTTTGCGGCGGGATTCTTGTTGCGAGTGTTGGCGATGCTTCGCAGTACGCATAGACTTTATCCCTCATTTCGCGCATCGCGTCTTGATCAGGCCCGACGAGCATCGCGGGGGCCGCGTCCAAATCCATCCGCGAGAGCAGCATCGAGATCAGCGCGACAGTCTTTCCCTCTTGCGCGCTACCTTCGAGCGTGATTGTCTCGATCGATGGATCATCCATGCAGAGAAGCGGCTCGCGCCAGTACGGCCGCGCTTGCAGATCAAACGCCCCTGGATTCGCCGATATGTCACTTGGCAAGCGAACATGCTCAACAGCCCATTGATCTGTTGTCGGCAGCTTGCGCGGTCGCCACGCACGCGCAGCCTCGCGCAACAGCATCGCCATCGATGCGCTGTGCTCTTTCTTATTAAAGCTCGCTTCTCTAATCATCAACGCTTTCCCCCGCAGCTTGCCGATCTAATGCGTCCGCCAGTGTTCCGTATGCGTGATCGAGTGAGTGCCTGATCTTGCGGCGTATGCGATCGCGCGTCTCGCCCGTGATCTCGCGCGGCAGCAATTTGATGATCGCGGCGGGGAGCTGATCGAGCTGTGCTCGTGCCTCGTGGATCGCTCGCAAGAATGCTCGCCCCACTGTCTCGACCGGCAGCAAGCTCCCGCTTTCTTCGCCGAGCTTTAACTCTTCGCGCTTGCGCTTGATCTTGATCAATCGCTCGCGCTCCGCTGATCCCGCGCCGTTGAGTTTGCGAGCTGCGAGCCAACTGGAAATTTCCTCGATCGGGAAATACCCGTCTTGCTTGCCGCGCGGCCCGGGTTTCCCTGGCATCCCCTGTTGCAACCACAAAGCAACGGCTCGCTCGCTCACTCCAAAATGCGATGCCACTTGCCCCATCGTGCGAAGCATTCGCGATCGCGGCGGCGGCGGCGATGCGTAACCATTCGCAACAAGCCAATCCGCAACCTCTCGGGAATCGAATGTGCGCGATGCACCCTTGCCGCGCGCGGGCATTCCCAAGCGCACAAGCTCGTCTAATCGCTTGCGATCTATTTGCAGTTTGTCCCGCAGCTCGTCGATGGTCATTCATTCGCTCGCCGTTTATGCTTGACGCTTTTGCTTGCGCTTTGGAGCTTTCGCTGTCTTGCTCTTGCTCACGCTCTCGACGGACGGGAATTTCAACACGAGCGCAGCCAGCGGATCATCGTTGCTCAACGCCGGCGCATCGAGATCGCTCTCATCGCCGATCGCGATCGGGTATTCGTGCCGCAGCTCCACGCATAGCATTTTGATCGCGCTCGTTATCTCGCTCAATGAGATAATGGGCTTGCCTTTTTCGTCAAGCTGGCGGGCATCGCTCGGGTTTCCCTTGTGAGCGAGCAAGCTGATCTGATGATTGATGCGCACGGCAAATTGCAACAGCATTCCACGCCGCGTTTGCTGTGCAACTTGTTCCTCGCTCTGCGCGCTGCGCGGCGCGTGCGGAGCTGGCGGCGGTTTCTCTGTTTCAGCCATACGGGAACACATCGCGCGAAAGCGAAAGATAATCGCAATCGATCATCGTGATCGTTTGCTCGTTTGTCCCTTTGTGTGCCGTCACCCGGGCGGATTTTAGATCGTGATCTCGTGCAGCTCGTGCTCGATCATTCGCTCGCGCTTTGATCTTGATCGTGATCGCTCTCGTGATCTCGATCGCTCGTGCTTTGATCTTGCTCGTGCTCTTGCTTGTGTGCTCGATCGCTTGATCGCTTCGCTTGCTCGTTGATCTTGACCGCAAGCGGGAGCATTCTCTCGCTCGATCTCGTGCTCGTGCTCTTTTCTGTCATAGCTATAAGCGATCGAGCGATCGTGATCTCGTGAGATCGATCAATAATAGCGACTAAACGCAAACAAAAGCAAGTATTTATCAACGGAAGTCCTTGCCGCCCTTAGAGAACCGAGCCGCGGAATCGAACAAAAAAACCACTCGCCACGGTTGTTTATGCCGCATAAGGACTTCCGTTGATCGTCGGCGGCGGACTCGCACGGGCGATCGCAGCGGCAGCTCTTTCCCAAGAATTTCTAAAAAAATCTTTTCCTCGGAACCTCTGCACCGGCCAAGAGTACCGATGCCACTTTGGAAAGTTGGGAATTTTACTAGGGGGCGGGCGTTGGGCATTCGATAAAATCACTACACGGGCAGCAACTTCGCTGCACGAGACAGAATCACCAACACGAAAGAGGATCAGGACTATGATTGCTGCAACAATCCAAAACACGACCCGCGCACGTTATCAAAGCACTTGCCCTTGTTGCAAGAAACTGATCGCGATCGGGCATCCCGTTGTAACGACCGGCCCAACATACGGCAAACGCGCTCGCTGGAAGCATGAGGATTGCAACAATGTTCCAGAGACAGCAACGCCCACCGGCCCAGAGCACAGCGAAGCTCTCGCAAAGCGCGTGCTCGGTCTGGAAGCTCGGATTGTTGAGCTTGAAAAAAACGAGCCGAAACAAGTTGAGATCGTGATCGTCCGCCCTGATCAAACAAAGCACACGATCTCGGGGCATGTTCACCCAGCAATGGAAGAAATTTTGCAACTTGCTGGCGCACGCAAAAATATCTTTCTCCCCGGCCCTGCGGGTTGTGGCAAGTCCCATATCGCAAAGCAAGTTGCAACAGCACTCGGTCTGCAATTCAAGAGCATTAGCTGCACAGCGGGGATGAGCGAGGGGCAACTCACGGGACGATTCGCGCCGATGGGCGAGCACGGACAATTTGAGTATGTGAGCACGGACTTTATCGATTGCTACGAAAATGGCGGGGTATTCTTGCTCGATGAGGTCGATGCGGCGGACTCCAATGTGCTGTTGCTGATCAACAGCGCACTCGCGAATGGATACATTAACATTCCAAATCGCCCCGGCAAAACTCGTGCAGAAAAGCACCCTGATTTTATTTGCATCGCCGCTGCGAATACATACGGCACAGGGGCCGATCGTCAATATGTTGGGCGCAATCAACTCGATGAGAGCACGCTCGATCGCTTTCGCATTGGCTGCGTCCCGATGGACTACGATACAACTTTAGAAAAGCAATTGTGTCCCGATCACAAGTTGCTAGTGCGTTTGCAAAACTATCGCGAGGCGATTCGGCGGAATAGAATCAATCGCGTTGTGAGCACGCGCTTTATCATCGACGCATACGATATGGTCAGCACTTGCGGATGGACTTACGATCGCGTTGATCAAGCTCTCTTCGCTGGCTGGCGAGAGGATGAGCGAATCAAAGTAAAGGGCAGCTAATGCAAGCTCGCCCCGCCGCTTGTTGCAGCAAGCGGCGGGCGCGGGGCTTGTTGATCGATCACACTCTCTCACTCACTCTCACTCACACAAGGATCAGGACAATGCACCGCTTTATCGAATCACTCACGGAAGAAACAGCACAAGCAATCTGCGGCGAGCTTTTCCCGCACTTAAAAAAAGATCCTATTGATCTTGATATGGCAAAGTATTTTCTCGATGAGCTTTTGCAAGAGCGCAGAATCAAGATCGCCGAGCTTCGAGCGATCGCGGCGAAGTTGACACACGGGGCCGGGGCTTGCTGATCGATCAAACTCACTCACTCTCACACAAGGATCAAGACAATGCTTAACACAATTTTGGACTGGCGATTGCTGCGCGAAACGATGGCGAGCGCATTCTCGATCACTAGCGATGATGGCGCACCCGTGCAGGACGCGAAATTTTGGGAGATCGCAATCCCCGGCGTGATCGATGAGCTTACTTGCATCGCCGCCGATCACGATCTCGCCGTGCTGCACAACAGCGAAGAGCTGAACAGCGATTTTATCGAATGCTCGCCGCGTGAGGAAACTCCCTACGTTGCAACAGGGCGGCGCGAGATCGACGGGCAGCACAAAGAAAAAACGATCGTCACGGATCAAGACTATGCGAGCACACTCACGGACACGATCAACGCGCTCGAAAGAATGTATTTTGCCAACTCGCCGAGAATGCGCCCGATTGATCGGGACGCAATCGAGTTTACACTGTGCAAAGCTCGCTCGATGATGGACAAGATCAACGCGGGCAAGTAAGCTCGCACGAGATCAGTATCACTCACACTCACTCACTCTCACACAAGGATCAGGACAATGGATTTTCTGCAACTTACAACGCGGCAATTCGACTTGATGCGCGCTCTAGTTGATGTGTTTCGCTTGAATGCGGACGAGGAAGATTATGCGATGCTTTTGCCGCCCGACGATCAGCCGTGCAGCAAGGGCGAGCTAGATAAATTACAGGCTGCGCTCGAAGCGATCCACAAACGGGATGCAACGATCGCAGAATGAGCGAAGCGGCGGACGATCACACTCACTCACTCTCACGCAAGGATCAGGATCATGTATCACAGTTATAAATCCAATTCGCGGCAATGCTCGTGCTCGTGGTGCGGTCGGCCCCGTCTATTCGAGACAGAAACTTGTCCGATCACGGAGGAGATCAGGGACGCGATCGCGGAATTTATGATGCTTAACGGGCGACGGTGGAAACAGAAATTGATCGAGCTTTGGAACAGCGGCAACTATTCAGCGGCGGGAATCTCGCCAGTGATCGCACAGCGTTTGCAGCAAGCTCGCAACACAAACGGCCCGCGCTTGCTGCGGAACATCAATCGAGCGATGCTCTCGAAATACGGCGAGGGACGCACGAGCTAGGGGCACAGATTGTTTTTTCTTCACTCACTCTCACACAAGGATCAGGACAATGGCACGAGCGAATCAAACGAGTTACCCAGCGAGCACATACAAAGCGATCCCGGGCGAATACGCGAAACAGATCACCCGCGACGGCGGGCACATCGTCGATGCGGAGATCGTACACGCGAACACGCATCAACTGATCGCCACGATGTTTATCGACGATAGCACGGACGATCCGAATTATGATGAGATCGATGCGACCTGCGCGATGCTGGCGGCAGCTCCGCAGCTCGTGCAGCTCGTGCAGGAGTTTATCGCTCTCGTGGAGGACAATCTCGCCAGGAACAAGCAACGCGGCACGAGCAACACGGCGCGAAAGCTCGTGCTCGATGCACGAGCACTTCTGGCGAGCGTGCTCACGAAATAGAATCACCGATCGTTTTTTTCTCACTCACTCTCACGCAAGGATCAGGACAATGGGCAACAAAGCAAGCAAACGCGGCGAAGATATTCGCATCGAGTTTCCATCGCGCGGCGCAACGTATCACGAGCAAAAATATGGCGTTTATAAATACGATACTTTCCCCCGTGGGTCTGTGCTCGCGGGACAAACGCGCCGCGTTTTTCTCGATCAGTTTGACAGCGAAGAGGAAGCGAAACAAAAGTATCCTGGCGCGCCGGTGTGCGGGCCGGGATATTCGCCGCCGTATCTCGGGCACTTGCCCGACGATGGGGATTATTGATCAGCCCGCGCCCCGTGGGGAACGGGGCCGGATTCGTGCTCGTGATCGTCACGAGCACGAATGCGAATCACTCTCACACAAGGATCAGGACAATGAACACCGCGCAAACGACAAGCGAAGCAAAGCAACAAGATCACGCCCCGCCGCCGTGGGTGATCGCATGGGCGAAGGGGCCGGACTATGGGCCATCGCTTGCGATCTGCGAGCGCGGCGCGCTCGATGCAACACGCGGGCCAGTGATCGCCCTGATCTCGCCCATCTAGAAGGTCAACGATCGGGATATAGCTAACGCGGCCCTGATCTCTGCCGCGCCGGATATGCTCGCGATCTTGGAGAAGATCGCAGCACGCGCTCGAATGGTTCCGTGCAGCAACGGCGGCGAAGATGCGCCCCCGGGCGAGCCTACGCAGCATCTAACGTATGGCAAATGGCGAGTGGAATCGTCAATCGATGGGTGGATCAACGAGCTGCACAACGCGATCAAGAAAGCGAAATCTAAAACGCCCTAGCACCCGCGCCCCGTGGGGAACGGGGCCGGATTCGTGCTCGTGACGATCACGAGCACGAATGCGAATCACTCTCACACAAGGATCAGAACAATGTCCGCAACTATGAAACGCGAAGTGGAAGAGAAAATCATCCGCACGATCATTGAGCACGCGCTCAAAGATGGGCACAGATTATCCGTTTCCTACGAGCGCGGGTATGATCTCCCCGGCGATCACAACGAGGGCACGATCTACAACAGCGACAACGCGGAAGAGATTTTTGCCGCGTGCTTTGCTTGCGATGATTGTATGCTCTTCATTCATCGCAAAGGCGAGGAGGCGATGATCGATGATCGCGTGAATGCTCTCGGCTGGATTTACTTCGTTTTGGGCAACGACGGATGGGACGTTATTTCGGACTACACGAGCAAGCTCGAAAAATGGCGGGGAATGATCGCAGCAAACGCGATCGCCGATCACTACTCGAAATAGATCACGCACACTCACACGAAAGGACAAGCACGATGAGCAAGCGAAGCAAACGCGCAAGAGCACACAAGCAAGATCAGGACGCGCACGAGATCGAGCACGAGCTGCGGACGAGCGAGGATCGGGAGCGAGAGCGAGCGAAGCAACGCGCACGAGATCGAAAGCGAATGCGCGCCGCGGCGCGATCAAGCGGCAGCACCGATCAATCAATCGCGGCGATCAAGCGATCGATGGACAAGATCAGCGCGAGATTCAACGAGCGATTCTCAAAGCGATTCGGATCGCAGCAATAACACGAGCGATCGCTCGATCGATACAAAGCACGATCGCGATCAGCAACGCAACAGCACAGCACACAAGCACGAGCGATCGCTCGATCGATACAAAGCTCGATCGCGATCGCTCGTGCTCTAATGCGATTTAATGCAATTCTGCGCGATTCTCGCGAAAGCTCGCAAAACGCGATCGGTTCTCCTGGCCGGTAAAGGACTTCCGACGATCGCAGCGAAGCGGGATTTTTGCTCGCCTTGGTTCTCGTGGCCGGTAAAGGACTTCCGACGATCGACGGCGGCGGAGCTGCACGGGAGATCGCAGCGGCAGCTCTTTTCCCAAAAATTCTAAAAAAAACTTTTCCTCGGTAGTCCTGGCCGGTCAACGAGTACCGATGCCACTTTGCAAAGCTAGAAATTTTACTAGGGGGCGGGCGTTGGGCATTCGATAAAATCACTACACGGGCAGCAACTTCGCTGCACGAGACAGAATCAAACAAGCAACGAGATCAGAACAATGCACGCTCCGCAAGCACTCCCCGAAACGAATCCGAGCACGCTCACGAGCGAGCAATTGAAACAGCTCGAAAGCAACGCCGCAAAGTTGCTCGCAAGCAACGCGATCAGCACGGAAGAGCACGAGCTTTATATCGATGCGATCCGTGCGATTTACTATCGCACAATGTGTGCCGTCGCCGTCGCCGTCCACCTGTGCCGCTAGTCTCACACACACTTACTCTCACACGAGGATCAGGAAAATGATTGATCAAGTTTTGCCAGAATATCAACAAGAATTTACCCTCTACGATAGCGCAGAGGAATTGCTCGCCGCGATTGATACGATCAACCCCAGCAAGTTTGAAAAGCACGGCGGGCTATCGCTCGATGATTATGACTTCCTGGGCCGGACGTTCACGAGCTGGGCGGACTTTCGCAGCAAGTTTACCCAGTCATGGGACGCGGGGATTTCCACGATCGAGCGCATGCTCGAAACTGTTTCGCGTGCTGTCACGATCAAGCCCAAGTCTCGCACACGCAAGCTCCAATGGCGTGAGGACGATGGGGCCGAGATCGATCTCGATCGCTTGCGGGGCGGGCAACTTTACTGGCGCGATTCTCGCCGCCAGCTCACAAGCGGATCGGGCATTATCACGATCGTTTCCAACAATGGCGCGCTCTCGAATGTTGACCCGATGGACATTCTCTGGCGCGGGGCGGCGGCGATCTGTCTTACAAACATTTTGGAAAATGCGGGCTATCGCGTTGAGCTATTCTCGTGCTCACACGCTCGCGATGTTATGGACGTTGGCAAAGATACTTGGATAAAAACTATCGCCGTCAACTTGAAACGATCGAGCGATCCCGTTGATCTCTCTACGCTTGTCAACGCATTAAGCGGTTGGTGGTTCCGCCAAGCGATCTTTCGTGCTCGTTTCAAAACGCAAGGCAAAATGCAACGCGGGCGAATGGGCTACACGCTCACGATGGACGAGCGCGTGCTCGATCAAGTGACGGGGCCGGTGCAAAATCGCTTGCACATTCAAGATTGCTTTTCGGAACGCGAAGCGATCAGCACCGTGCAAAACTATTTGATGATGCTGGAACAATAACACCCGCGCCCCGTGGGGAACGGGGCCGCTTTCGTGCTCGTGATCGTCACGAGCACGAAAGCGAATCAGTCTCACTCACTCTCACACAAGGATCAGGATCATGCAAACGCGAATCACATTGAGCAAGCTCTCGACAAACGCCCGCCTATCGCGCGAGTCTCCGTGCTTTACTGCTGATCTCTTGCTCGATGGCAAGAAAATTGGCGAAGCATACAACGAGGGCAGCGGCGGGCCGTGCGTGTTCATTCTCAACAATCCAGCACAGCGCAGCACACTCGAAAAATACTGTGCATCCCTGCCGAGCAAGTTTGATGGGATTGCAGAAATGGATCTGGAATTGATCGTGCTCGATCTCGTTGAGACAGAGATCACGAGCAAGAAACTTGCCCGCCTTTGTCGCGGCAAAATTCTGTTCCGCATTGAGGGCGATTCGGAGGACGAATATCGCACCGTGAAACACAACAACGATGAGGCTGGCGCGCGAGCTTTCATCGCGAAGAAATACGGCGATCGCGTGATCGAGATCGTAAACGATCGGATCAAGTAAGCACACGAGCGATCGCTCGATCGTGTGATCGAGCGATCTATTTTCCTTTGTCTTGTTTTTTACTTTTGCACGGGAGCTTTTCACTATGTCACGCACTACAACACTCACGCCGGACGATCTCGCACAATTCAACGGGGCCGACGAGATTTTCCGCCACTCGATCGCGCCGCGCTTCGTGTTCACTTCTGGAATGCGGCACGTTGCGCAAGAGCTGGGCGCGTATTGGCTGATCGACGTTGCCGCGAGCTGGCAACCGCACATCGCGAAACAAGCTCGCCCCGAATTCCAGCACTGGCAGATCAAGCGCGGCGCGGGCAATTCGGCGATCGTAACGTGCGATGATGGCGATGGGCTGATCATGGCGCAACAGGAGATCGAATTTACAGATTTTCCCTGGCCCGAGTTTGCTTTCTACGTTGTGGAAGCGGGCGACGTTGGCGAGCAATTCTATATGGCGATGCTCAAATCAGAATACTAGCACCCGCGCCCCGTGGGGAACGGGGCCGGATTCGTGCTCGTGATCGTCACGAGCACGAATGCGAATCACTCTCACACAAGGATCAGGACAATGGCACACGATTGGACAGCACACGAGCGAGATCAGGAAAACGCCGCGATCGGAGAATGGTTGATCGTCACGATCGCAAAAGACCTGGGAATTGATCTCGACGATCGCACGCAGATCATCGAGCGCATCAATCGAGAGATTTACAAAGCATACAGCGCGGGCTTGTCCGTGAAATTCGACGAGCGCGGAATTGTAGTGCATTCGATCGTTGAGGGCAGCGATGCAGAATTTTCTCGCCGCGTTGATCTCTCGGGCTTGCTCGATCTCGATCAAGAGGACGGCGAGCACGAGCTGTTGCGCCGTTTCAACGATGCGTGCGCGGAAGTTGACGAGCTGGCGGGCGATGCTTGGGACGAGATTCACAATTACCCGGGTGATCGCGATGAGTAACACGCAACACATTGATGAGCTGTGCCGCTGCCGCGAGGCGGCGCACAGCGCGGGCTTGCCCTGGTCGGCGGTCGTCGATCGCTTTCGTGATCTCTGGCAGAACATACTCGAATCACGCGAGCACGAGCGAGAGCTGCGCCGCACAGCGTGGGCTTGTTTCAACGCACACCGGCCGCGCAAGTGGGAATTTTGGCGGCACGGTTTTCGATCGCAGTATGGGCACAGATATTTCTCTCGCGGCGTGGAAGCGATTCGCGGATGGGACAAGCTCGCAAAAGAGATCGGCTCGATCTTCCCCGAATGGGAGGACAGAGCAAGCGAGCTTTGGGAATTTTTGATGCACGATTGCGAGCGATTGCCCGATCGAGCGCAAATTTACTGGCGAGCTTTTCGAGAATTGCAGCGCGAACAATTCAGCAACGAGCACACAACGGAGCACGAGTATCATGCAATTGAGTTTTGACATTGCCCGCGCCGATCGCTTGCGGCAGAATAGTTTATTCAGCGGGCTAGATTGCTTGCCCGGGCAGCACGATCTATTTGATGCGGACGATCAGACAATGACAACAATCACCATCCGCCAGCCTTGGGCGAGCTTGATCGCGAACGGAACAAAGCGCGTTGAGAATCGCGTTTGGCGCACGCGATACACCGGCCCGCTGGTCGTGCAAGCGGGAGCAAAGCACGATGCAGAGACAAAGCACAATATCCAACTCTACGATCGCCTGTTGCCAGAGGGCGAGCTGCCTTTCGGTGCGATTCTCGGCGCGGCCTGGCTGTACGGCTGTTTCCGCCGCGATGATCTGCCGCGAGCATGGAAAGATCACGAGCACGCCGAACCCGATCAATGGTGCTGGGCACTTGGAAAATTCGTGCCGCTGCAAACGCCGATCGCGTGCAGCGGGCAACAAGGATTGTTTGTGCCCAAGTTAGACGCATTGCAGCAAGAGCAGATCGATGAGCTGATCAATCGCACGATCGCGAGCTATGATCCTAGCTTGCTCGCGTGATACGTTGCGGGCACGCCGCGTTGCGCCGGCGTTTTCGTGATCTGCTTTTCTTGGATCAGTTTCGCGATCGCGGCCCGCAGCTCGGCGGGCGGCAACGCTGTTTTCCTTGCGAGATAACTCTCTGCACACCCTGGCCGCGCAACGATCGCCGCGAGCACATCGCGATCCGTGCTGCTGATTCGCGGCTCGTCCCATAGTTTCGCCGCGAGCGCAGCATCGAGCTTTGGCCCAACGTAACGGGCGGACACAGTGTATCGCGTGCAGCTCATTTTCCCCGCGTTGAATTTTTTCTTGTTGATCGTCTTTCCATCCGCTTGCTTGATCTTGCCGCCGCGTGCTGTTGGCGCAACGTACCCAGCTCGATCGATGCACCAATTTTTCGATCGCTGCATATGGTGAGACAATGCAGGATGGGAAGAAACAACGCTCAATCGCTGATCAGTCTGATGCGCGACGATCGACGCGGTTGCATCGATCATCCTGCCGCCAATGCCAACGCCTTGCCAGTCTGGAAGCACAACAAGGCGATGGCCGCGATACACGGTCGCTTTGCAGCTAATGCTCGCAAGATGATCACGCAGCCACGCCATAAAGCAAACGATCTGCCCATCGACAAAGCCGCCGAAACATTTAGCCGCTGGCGCGATCGCGTGATCTAAATAGTGATGTTTAGCGAAGAGACTCCATGCGGCACGCTGCACAGGGCGGATCGATAACTCGATTGACGGTCGCCGAAGTTGCCCCCTTGCCAGCTTGCCGCTAGCCATATCCAGCCACCAATCCGGTTGCAACCACGGAAGAATATCATAGTGGCAAGTCACAGCAACAAAACGCCGCTTGCTCTCGCGGCGGATTGCTTTCGCTAGTGCCGCGCTGCCGATCTGTGCCACGGTGCGATCAACCACGCTCGTAAACTCATCGAATACAACGAGCGATTGATCGCTCAACAAACTGCGAGCGAGATCGCAGCGAAATTTTTCGCCGTTGCTCAACACTTGATATGGCTTGATCCACGCGGGCGGCGATGAAAAGCCAACGCTCGTGAGCGTGCTCGTGATCTCTCGCACATCAATATCGCCGAACCCTTCGACCACGGAGCGATCGCTCGGCCAGTCTTGCGGCTCGTACAGCTCGCGAGCGTAAGCATGGCGAGCGATCGTGCTCTTGCCCGATCCGCTGGGGCCGACGATCGCCCCGATCTGCCAGCTCTCATCGAGCGATGGCAGCTCAACGTCAAAACTCACTTTCGCTTCCGGCGTGAATGTGAGATCAAACATGCCGCAAACTTGCCGCGTCTTGAATGTGTCCGCGATACGCACGGACGCTTCCACATGATGTTTCATTGATTGATACCTCTGATCAGAATTTAGATCGTGACCACCCGACAGGTGAAACCCTCACCCGTCAATTGCTCGTATAGCTCGCGCTGTTTATCTTCATTCTCGCAATCAACGATCAACTGAAATTGCTCCGTCACTTCCACATCGTTTTCGCCGGTTTCCTCTTGCTCGCTCTCATCAACGCTCTCCGCATTCAATTCGCGATTGCTGGGAATGATGCCGTGCGTTTGCGCCATATCTGCGATCAGGCCCGCAAGAGCTTGATCGCCGGTCTGCACTTCGTTGATCAGCTCTTCCAGATAATCAGTATTCGTGCCCGCTAGACCCGTGAGAGGATCGAGCGTGAGCAACAGCTTGTCCGCTTCGCTCGCGGACACATCGAGCACGAGCACCGGCACGATCTGATCAGGATCAAGCTCGGCCCGCAAGTGCCCATCGATCAGTTGCAAGTTGCCATCTTCCATTTCGCGAGCGATCAAGGCATCGGCATAGCCGATCTCCGAGAGAATGCCCGTCACGGCGGCTCGTTGCTTCTCTGGATGCGTCCGCCAGTTGCGGGGATTCGGGATGAGATCGCCAGCTCGAACCTGCCGCAGCTCACGCACGCGGTTTCTAATCGCAGATTCGGGGGCGGCGGCGGGGGCCGCGTTTGTCGCCTTGCTGTTGCTCTTGCTCGTGCTCTTGCTCTTGGGCTTGCTGTTGGTCTTGCTCATCGGGCTGATCTCCATTTTGGCGTGAAATAATAATAAGAACCGTGATTTTTCCTACCGCGTGCCTAAAAGCCGCATTTTATCAACGGCGCGCGGGCGGGGGGGGGTCGGA